TAACCAGTAAGCAGTACCAATTCGCTAGTGGGACGGTTCGGCATCGTAGCATCCTCATAAGATGCCAAAAGCTGGTTCGAAACCAGCCATTAGCACCAATACATGTGGTAAGGAAAGTCGAGATATAAGATTAGTATCTCGAGTCGGAGTAATTAACCGATAAAAGGAGCATGGGCAAGCTGATGTTGTCAGCCAGATACCTCACCTGCCACATTATTTTTATTGCGGGGTAGTGGAAAAGTGCCACGATAGCCTCATAAGCTATAGAACCGGAGCGTCACCGGCGACCGCAACCAATAAATACGGGGATTAGCTCAGCCTGGTAGAGCGCCTGCTTTGGGAGCAGGATGTCGCATGTTCGAATCGTGTATCCCCGACCATTATTGGAGGTTAAATGAATAAACGACCACTATTTTTTGTAACAAGAGAGATGGAGTGGGAGTATATTCAAAATTTACTTGCCTCCGTAGATAGTTCTAACTTTGATCCAGCTACAACAGCTGTTCTAATGGTTTCACCTGATTACTCAGCAACTGTTGCGATGCATCTTGCTCACGGTTGGTCAAGAAACGGTGAATCATTAGACATTATTCCTGTTGAAGTTCCATATCCTGATCAGCAAGCAAATGAGTTTATGGCTGATTTTGATATGCTGATCCATACAATTCAAAAGTATGACCACCTTGTTCTTGTTGAGGTTGGAATTATTCGTGGTGGAAACTGGAGATGGATCTTAGACAGATTAAATATGTTTGGATTCAAAAGAGAGCAGTTGACTCTTGTTGCAATGTGTGAGAATATACACTCTGTAGTTAAGTCTGACTATGTTGCTAAGTACTACGATGACACAAAGGAAGACCTAACTTTTTATTTTGAAAGATATAACAAACATTGGCCGGTGTAATATAATATGAAAACAATAGCATTGTTCGAGAATCATCCTGAGTGTTCTAGACAATGCTGTGAAGGAATGCATACATCTTTATTACCAAACTATAATATAAGGTTGTTTGGTACATATAGTGATATTGAATCTGTTCTTAGTACTGCAGATATTGTAGCGTTTCCTGGTGGTATAGGAGATGCAGATACATATTACGACTTCTTCAAAAGGAGACACGGTAATGCTGTTGCCAACTTTGTTGAACGTGGTGGATACTATCTTGGAATATGTATGGGTGCCTATTGGGCTGGTCCTGATTACTTTGATATATTGGATCGGATCAAACCTGTACAATACATTAAAAGAGATACAGCAGACATACGACGACCTTATGGGACTGTAGCAAAAGTAGATTGGTTATGTTCTGAGCAACATATGTTCTTTTATGATGGTTGCACATTTATAGGAGAGCAAGATGGAGATGGACCAGTATTTGATGTTTATGGGCGCTATGCTAATCACGATCCTATGGCTATCATTCAAGGACGTGTAGGACTTATTGGTTGCCATCCAGAAAGCCAACAATTTTGGTACGAAGACAAATACAAATACATTAACCGGTATTGGCACGAAGGCAAACATAACCAATTGCTTTTGGAATTTGTGAATAAACTTACTAACAATTAAGGAAGTGTGGCCGAGTGGTTGAAGGCTCTAGTCTTGAAAACTAGCGTGGGCGCAAGTCTACCGTGAGTTCGAATCTCACCGCTTCCGCCAAATCTATGAGAGGAAATCCAATGTATAAGACATATACAATAGTAGTAGATAATTTAATGAAGATCCTTTGGATATGCCTCTTGATTAAGTGGCTATTAGGTGATCTCGACATCACTGTCATATCAAAATAATATGCGGCGTTCGTCTATCGGTTGAGGATAACAGCCTTTCACGCTGTAGAGACGGGTTCGATTCCCGTACGCCGTACCAATATGCCCAGTTAGCTCAGAGGTAGAGCTCCTCCTTTACACGGAGATTGTCGGCGGTTCGATCCCGTCACTGGGTACCAGATTGCACATCGACGGATGTGCAAAGTCGCGCTTGTTCGCCGCGAGATATAAATCGCAAGGGTTAGTAGGTGGCGCCACCTCCGCTAGCGGACTACCAATTATAAAAACAGCATCCAGTAACCATTACCAAACAGCATGCTTGCAAATACAGCACAACCTACGCTTGCCCAAAGCAGTTCCATGCTAACAGCAAGAATGGAAGTAGAAGAAAGAACCATAGCGATTTGAAGGAATGTTATAGCCATTGAATACCAAGGGCTACGCTTTTTAGCTTCGTCTCTATCAGCTTCGAGTTTACGAGCCTCAGCCATAATCTCTTTCTTTTCGCTTTCATACTTTGCTATCACTTTTTCATCTGGCTCAACACGTAGCTCATAAATGTTCTGCTTAATTGACTTTGCTTGATAGAAAGACCAAGTATCGTTGATTGATAGAGTAGCGCTGAGAATTTTAGAGCTGTTGCCGTTTGATAGCAAAGAGAATACAGCAAGTAACAATGCGAAGATTGATATCGTGACAGCGCCACGACCTTTCATAACTGCTTCGCCTTCAGATCTAGACATTCCTTTTAACATGATGACCTCTTTAGTTGTTAATAAAATCATGTTATAGGTAAACCACAAACTATTTATTGTCCTATAGCTCAACGGTAGAGCAAGCGATTGATAATCGTTAGATAGAAGTTCGATTCTTCTTGGGACAACCATCTATAAACACTTTAGTGAGATAGCTATGCTTCCAGCGATTTACAATATGGTTCAGAAACTTCCTTCAGTGCGATCAGAGTTTAACGCACTGAAGGAATACTACAACAAATATCATAGCTATGATATGCCTGATGAAGAAACAATCCAGGCAACATATTCGACATACACTGTAATTGATCCAGTCGATGTTAAACAAAAGATTACAGATTATCTTGGAAAAGTATTAGCAAGATGTTGGATTGAACCAACTCTTCTTGACGAAATCGAGCAGGATTGTCATGCTGCTTTACTAAGTATGGGTGTAATCCTTCCAAGAGAACTTGTTGTACGTGTTCGTAAAAGAAGAAAAGTTGATAGACCAGCTTTGATTGTTTATGAGATTGATCAAAACGGCAAGGAACATAGAGTGTGCTTTTTGCAACTTTCTATGCTTGCTGGACGATAATGCGGGTGTAATTCAGGGGTAGAATGTTTGCTTGCCAAGCAAAATGTCACGAGTTCGAATCTCGTCACCCGCTCCAACCTGTTGACTTATTTCCAAAAGTATAAGATGATTAGTAATTATTTGGTATGGAGATAGAAATGAACCAACGTAAAGGTAAGACTCACGCAGCTGTTCTTAGCGATCGTGTTAACATTGACCTCAAAGACCTTAAGTTTGTCCTTAAATGTGCTCAGGCTGAGCTTGAATGTGCTGGCGAAGAAGATGCTGCACTTCGGTTTGAGATCTTCTTAGACTGGTTATCTAACGACTATCGTGGTGGTAAGCTAGCTTACTCTCCTAGCATGTTTGGTCTCTAAATAAAAGAGCGCTTTGGCGCTCTTTTTTATAGGAGGTAGATGTGGCATATAACTTTGTTCCAAAGACAGCAGAAGAAATTGGTAAAGCGAAGATACCAAATGGTGCTCAACTTGTCAAAGCGTATAATTTTATTTTAAAACAAGATTCAAGAGCTAAAGAACCATTTGCTATAGATAAAACCAAGCCATCTGATATCAAAGTTTTAAGAGGTTTGAAGTCCTCTATTGATTTAACCAAAATTAAAGAACTTGCTCCTAATTTTAAATTTACCTGGGGCAATGGTAGTCGTGGAAACTCTGGTGTTGCAAACAGAGGTATCGGTTTCGAGAGTGATCTTGTGTACGATTTCAACCTCTATCGTTCAACTGGCCCAGGAAACGACTTTGCTTCCTTAAGTAAAAACGGAAACTTTGTTGAGACATTTGAAAAATCTTATCTTATGAAGTGGAGCGATTATGAAGTAAAACAAATGGGTGAGCTCAACCAAAAGAGGCCGCTTGTTTTTGTTGGTGATCAACCAATGATTTCTCCAGCTACAGGTTCAAACTATGACATAGGTGCGACGGTTACAGACCTAACTCTTCTTCCAAAAGGAAATAAAAGCGTATCACTAGGCCCTGTACATGTTAGTGCAAAGTTTGGTAAGACAGTTACGTTTTTTGGTATTGGAATCAAAACAATTCTTACACCAACAGAGATTAACCAAGGATATATTTCTAACACCAAAGGCCAAGCACTTTTAAATATGTTGGGTGTAGATAATATTAAATTTTGTCAGGTGTTCCAGCAATATGGCAGTGGTGCTGGTTCTGAAGAAGAGATTGATGTTACAGCAAAATGTGACAAAGCAAAGCTAACAAATTTCTTAAAAGGTGGTATTGGACATGGATATGTTCTTGTTCACAAGATAGGAAATGAAGTACATCATAAAATGATGACACCAACGGTTTTAGAATCAGCTGCTAAACCAACATCTGTAAAGGTTCGCTATCCATTTGGTTCTGCAAAGCGTGTCGATATATTTGTGGAAACGTCATTGTTTTCGCTTAAGATGAATATTAGAAGTAAAGATGGTGATTTGTATCCTACACATATCATGGCTGATTATGTAATGAAACACTAAATAATCTGTTGACTTATCCTAGCTTATGTGCTATACTGTATAAGTCAATCGAGGAGAGAACTATGACCAAGACAGTAAAACAACGCTGCCCTTTTGCTAAAGCATTACAGTCAAAGCTGTTTGCTAAGCGCGTTGTTGCGCCTAAGAAAGGCAAAGGTTCCTATAAACGCAGCAAAGTAGCTGCATAGCAGACCGTACTATCGGTCTGTAATGGACCGGTAGCTGAGGGGTCTAGCGAGGGACTTTTAATCCCTGTCTACGTGGGTTCGATTCCCACTCGGTCCTCCAAATTTCCTATATAATAAACCTGTCATTTTTTTAAAGGGGTTTTTACTATGACTTTACGTGAAAAATTGATGGCTTCGTTATACTGCACTTGGGTAGCTATACCATCACTAATCCTGGTGGTGGCCATCGAAGTGTTTCGTGATTGACTATCTGAAACAATAAAAGGAGAAAACAATGAATAAAGCTATCGTAACTGCGCTAGCAATTCTTGCATCTTCAGCAGCTCTCGCAAGCGATCTGCCTAGCAAGAATACGCCAGTGCCACCAACATTCACACAGGTATCACAGAGTGGATACATTGGCGTGAATGCAGGAGGAGACACTGGTTCTGCTCGTGCATATACTGGTGGGTTAGTCATTGGGGCTGATGCATCTGAATATCTAACTGTTGAAGGTTCATACGATTACTGGCGTCCAAATACGCCTACATCACGTGATACACGTAATCAAGTAGGTATCAACTTACTTCCAAAATATCGTATTTTAAATACACCAATCAGCGTCTATGGTCTAGTAGGTACTGGTTATTCGTGGAATAATGAGTCAAAGAGTGGCTACATTTATTCTTATGGTGGTGGATTGAAGTACGAGGTAACAAAGAACGTAGAACTAGATGCACGCTATCGTCGTGTAAATTTCTTTGATACCACTTCACCACGCGATGAGAATCGTATCACAGGTGGAATCAACTACAAGTTCTAATGTTATGATCATAACTGCATCACTGATACACTTGAATGCAGTATGTGAATTAGAACAACAATTTGGCGCAGAGGCTTTCTCAAAAAGGTCTTTGCGCCATTTCATTTTACAAAACAAATTAAAAGTATTTGTCGATAACTTTGGTAATGTTATAGGATCTGCAATACTACTCAGACGTAAGAATAGTAATACAACAAGACTATACAGCTTCATAATAGATAACAAATATAGAGACAAAGGTATAGGTCAAGTATACCTAGAAGTACTTTTGCAAGATGTACAAACAAAATATATAAAACTTGAAGTATCCGAGAACAATACAGCAGCAATCAAAATATATACTAAGCAAGGGTTTGCTATTGTTGACCACAAACCTAACTACTACAAGGACAATTCAACAGCTATAGTAATGAAAAAAACTGTTGACTTATCTTAAGAAATATCCTATACTGAATCTAACAGTGAAGGAGAAAGCTATGTGGACAAACGATGAAATGAATCAGTATGCTGTATATCTTGATCGTCAAGAACAGCTCGTTCTTAGTGCTGTTGCATTAGGATACAATGTTAATCAAGCTATGTCTTTGGTGATTGCAGAGCTTGGAGATTTTGCTGATAAGGACTTTGTTGAATCTGTTTATACAGTTGCAACTCACCCTGATCGTAAAGTAGCGTTGCAAGACTAAATACATGATCACCTTTTTATGGAGAGTACTATGCGTCGCATTCTTGGTATCTTTGTTCTTGCACTTGCTATCGGATCCTCTGTTCCTGCCAGTGCTCAGTACCGTAGTCAACACAACTATTATCGTGGTGGTGGGAATGGCTGGGTTGCTCCTTTGGTTGGCGGTCTCGTTGTTGGTGGTATGGTTGGTGCTCTTGCTAGTCAGCCTCGCTATTATGCACCTGCTCCTGTGATCGTTGAGGAACCACGCTATTACTGCCGTAATGTTGTTGTTGGACGTGATTATTACACAGGACGTCCTATCATTGAAAGAGTTTGTGATTAATGCTTGAATTTATTAATTATGTGTTTTTGAGATACTTTCCTCTTGGCTGTAGTGCATTATTTGCAGCAGACTCAATCAACTACATGTTCCTTTACCAGGGTACAGACAAGGAAATGCAGACAGAGGTGGCTCTTGTTTGTATTTCAGCATCTATGATGTGTTTTTGTTTGTTTATGGCCGAGGAGATGATTAGGCGTATGATCATTTCGATGAGAGAGACATCTGATACGCTGGAAGAAATCCTCAAGCAGGACGAAACAAAATAATTACTGGGAGATCGTCTAATGGTAGGACATCAGTTTTTGGGTCTGAGTATCGGGGTTCGAGTCCCTGTCTCCCAGCCATGATTAATCAAGAAATGATTGCTAGAAAGACAGAATTGTTTGCACCAATCGATCAACAGATAATGATGACCGATAATGTAAACGATCTTCTTTTACTTGGCTCTAATATGCTTGGATCGAGTATCAATATCTTTATCAACCAATACGGTAAAGATGGAACTATATCGATACTCAAACAAATGATAGCGGATATTAATAATTCCAGGTAATCACTTCTTAACTTCTAATTGAGCTTTTGATTCATTCAAGAATCTACGAATAGACTCAATGCTATTCTTACAAATCTTGTTGTTCTTGTTTAACTCAACAAGTAATCTTGCAACCTGCAACTCTGTTAGCTTTTCAGGCTTTGGATAGTAAACTGCATCAGGACAATTGTACATTGTTTCAGATGGTAGGATTACAACTTGTTCTTTTGTTGTAAGTAACTGTGTTGTTTGGCAGCCAGATAAAAACAAAGCTGCTACAATGACTAGCTTTTTCATTTGCTGCCTTTCAATTCTTTAATTGTATTTTTGAATATGTCGGATGCCGGCTTGTCTTGTTTCTTAGCATCTTTAGAATCTAAATATTCTGTGACAGTAGAAAGAGTCTTGTTCACTTGCTCATTTTGAGCTGCAAGATCACTTTCAATTGTCTTTTGTTTCGTTTCAACTTCCTGCATCTTTTGCTGGAAAGCCTTTTGATCTTCAATTACTTGTTGAAGCTGGCGCTGGTTATATTCCATCAAAGCTTCCTGCTCTATAGAATTTTTCCAGTAATAATAAACACCAATTAATGCAACCGCTGCAGCAATATAAAGTTGCAATCTTGTCAGACCAAACATATCATCCTCCATTTAATACGGATTATTTATTATGAAAGTTTCTATAGGTCCTTACCCCAAAAGCGACAAGCCACGAAAAATTAATATTCGAATTGACAATTATGATACATGGTCAATGGATCACACCCTTGCGTATATCATTCATCCTATGCTCATTCAATTGAAAGAAACAAAGCATGGATCACCTTGGGTTGACGATGAGGATGTTCCGGAAGAACTCCAATCAACATCAGCTCCTCCAAAGGAAAACGATTGGGATATAGATGACAATCATCATACTCGTTGGGATTGGGTTCTTAATGAAATGATCTGGGCTTTTGAACAACACATAGAAGATGATTGTTCGTTTGAAGAAAAAATAAATGAAAGAAAGAGAAACGGTTTTAGATTATTTGGAAAATATTACCAAGGATTGTGGGACTAAAACAATAATAATAAGGAGTTCCTATGAAATCAATTTACGGATTGCCTCTTCTTGACCTTAAGGTCCTTCCTGAGAGAATGGTTAAAGAAGCGGCGATAGTAGCGTCAGAAGAAGATCCTGACAACTCGTTTGCTACACTGTTAAAGTCGGCTGAGGTGTTTAGACAAGAAGGTCTAACACCAATATTTCTTTGTGATGCTGATCTACAAAGAGTGCTCGTGACGACGAAAGAAACTTTACAAAAAAAGTTTCATTGACTCGTTGATTTGGACCGTGTCGCAACATATATACTAATAGGGTTGCCGTGAGGGACCCTAATTATCAACCTTGCCTAATAGGAGGAAGTACTATGTATAAATTCGATCACACATTCTCAGACCTTGCTAAATTTGACAAGTTCTTTGTTGGAGCAGATAAGTATTTTGCTCAAGCACAGAAAACTGCAGATTTGCTAGCTAACACAGCAGCAGCCGCTGGTTATCCGCCATTTAATCTAAAGAAGACAGACGAAAATACTTACGTTGTTGAGATGGCAGTAGCTGGTTTTGGTAAGCAAGATATTGAAATGACTCTGGAAGATAACAAGTTGGTAATCAACGGTAAGTCTTCTATTGACTCAGATAACGCCCAATTCCTACATAAGGGAATCTCTGATCGTGCTTTTACAAGAACATTTACATTAGCGGATAATGTTGTAGTCAATAATGCTGCAATGGTTAATGGTCTTTTAAAGATTTGGCTAGAACATATTATCCCAGAAGATAAGAAGCCAAAGAAGATTGAGATTCAAGCTGATGAAGCTACTCCTTCTTCTACAAAGAAAATTACAAAGGAGTAAGTTATGCTTATCAGTCTGTTCGGAGCTTTCACAAGATGGCTCAAGAAGGAAATGGAATACCGTCAAACAGTTTATGATTTGAACATGCTTTCAAATCGTGATCTTGCTGATCTTGGTATCCACCGTTGCGATATTGAATTTATCGCACGTGATGCAGCTAATAAGAAGCTTGCATGATAGTTTCCTTTCTATATTTTGTTTGGAAAGCAATCGAAAAATCTCAAATGAGAAGAGCAGAATTCTATCTCAGAACGAGAGGTCTCTAATAAATAGGGGGGTTGATACCCCCCTTCCTTTTATGGAGATTACTATGATTACCAAAGACCAATTACAATCCTTCTTTGAAGATACTGACGAAGAAGTTATCGACAAATTTGTCGAACCACTCAACAAAGCAATGGAACATTTTGAAATCAACAACACAGAGCGTGTTGCGATGTTCTTAGCACAGGTTGGCCACGAATCAGGTGGCTTGAACCACACAGCAGAAAATCTAAACTACAAGGCTGCTACCCTTCAACGTGTATTTCCTAAGTATTTTAGAGACAATGATCCAGCAGACTATGCAGGTCAGCCTGAAAAGATCGCTAACTTAGTTTATTCCAATCGTATGGGGAACGGCGATGAAGATTCAGGAGATGGCTACAAGTACCGTGGGCGTGGTCTTATTCAGCTTACTGGCCATGATAACTACAAGCATTTTGCTGACAGCTTGGGGATGGGTCTTGATGAAGCTGTTTCTTACCTAGAAACACCAGAGGGTGCTGCAATGTCTGCTGCTTGGTTCTGGAATAGTCGCAAGCTCAATGCTGTTGCAGATGCTGGTGACGTAGTTCATGCTACCAAATTAATTAATGGTGGCACAATTGGACTTGAAGAAAGAACTGCACTTTACGAAGAAGCACTAAAAGTTTTCGCTTGACTTTATTACACCGTGATGCTATTATTGAATATGGCTCACGGTGTAACTATGTTTGGAGTTTGAATTGGCATTTTATACAAGTGTTGCTCAAAAAGGCAACAAGATTCACGTTAAAGGTTATGATAAAGGACTTCCTTTTGATAAGGTTGTTTATTACAAGCCATATCTTTTCCTTCCTAATAAGCAAGGAAACTACAAGACAATTGACGGAGTCTCTTGTGTAAAGAAGAGCTTTGATAATATGTACGATGCTCGTAGCTTTGTTGAAGAATATGGTCGTGCTGATAACTTTAAGATCTATGGTTCAACAAACTATCTGTATAACTACATCTACGATACATACCAAGGTGAAATTGACTACGATCCATCTCTTGTTAAGATCGTAACAATCGATATCGAGGTTGCAGCTGACAGAGGGTTCCCAAGCATTCGTAATGCTGACAAAGAAGTTACTGCTATCACACTTCGTAGCAATGGCTATACATGTGTGTTTGGTTGTGGTAATTATACACCTACAGACTCAAAGATATCCTACATTAAATGTAAGCATGAAGCAGAACTGCTTTCGATGTTTATCGATGTGTGGTCTTCAGAAGCTTGGATGCCTGATATTGTTACTGGATGGAACGTTGAGTTCTTCGACATTCCCTATCTTGTTAACCGTATTACAAGAGTGCTTGGACCAAAGTGGACTAAGTGTCTCTCTCCTTGGGGTATGATCGATGAAGAGAACATTAAGATTGCAGATCGTGAAAACCAAACATACCTTATTGGTGGTATGACTGTCCTTGACTATCTTGCACTATATCGTAAGTTTTCATTCTCTAACTCAGAATCATATAAGCTCGATTACATTGCAAATGCTGTTCTTGGTGAAAAGAAAGTAGACTATTCTGAGTATGGTTCATTGCTTGAACTGTATAAGAAGAACTTTCAGAAGTTTATTGAGTACAACATCATCGACTGTGTTCTCGTTGATAAGCTAGAAGATAAGCTAGGGTTCCTCAAGCAGGTTCTTGCTATCTCATACGATGCGAAGATATTGTATAGAGATACGTTTACTACTGTGCGTTCTTGGGATACAATTATTACAAACCATCTGATGGATAGCAACATTGTTGTTCCATTTCCTAGTGTTGGTGAGGAAGAAGATAGTATCATGGGTGGGTTTGTTAAAGATCCACAAGTTGGTATGCATAAGTGGGTTGTCTCGTTTGACTTGAATAGTCTGTATCCTCACTTGATTATGCAATACAACATCTCACCAGATACGTTTGCTGGAAAGGTTAAAGAGTGGCCTACGATCGATCAACTACTAGAAGGTGATACTGTTCTTCCAGACAATAGCTATGCCTATACTGCAATGGGTTGTGCTTATCGTAAAGACGTTAGAGGATTCCTTCCTAAGCTTATGGAAAAGTTCTATAACGATCGTGTTGTCTTCAAACAGAAAATGATTGAAGCTAAGAAACTATATGAGAAGACAAAAGAGAAGCAATATGAGAAAGACATCTCACGTTTCCACAACATGCAGATGGCTAAGAAGATTCAATTGAACAGCGCCTATGGTGCTTTGGCTAACCGTTTCTTCCGCTGGTATTCTCGTGACATGGCTGAGTCTATCACTTCATCTGGCCAGCTTTCTATTCGCTGGATGGAACAAGCTATTAACAAAAGGTTTAACAAAACACTCGGTACTGATAAATTTGATTATGTGATTGCATGTGATACAGATTCTATGTACATTAACATGGGTCCTGTCGTTGAGAAGTTGGAGTTAACTGGTTCTGATGCTGATATTGCTCGTGTTCTTGATACATGGTGCCAAGATACTCTTGAACCATTCATTGATAAGCAGTATGACAGCCTAGCAGATTATATGAACGCTTATGAACAAAAGATGAAGATGAAGCGTGAATGTATTGCTAACAAAGGTATTTGGACTGCAAAGAAGCGCTACATCCTCAATGTGTTTAACCAAGAAGGTGTTGAATACAAACAACCAAAGCTAAAGATTCAAGGTCTGGAAGCTGTTCGTAGTTCTACACCTAACATTGTTCGTGAGAAGATTAAAGAAACAATCACTGTTATTATGAACAAGAGTGAAGATGACACACGTAAGTTTATTTCTGAGTTCAAAGAAGAGTTCATTAAGATGCCTTTCGTTGAAGTAGCATTTCCACGTGGTGTTAAAGGAATGGCCAAGTACAAGGATAGTGTGTCAATCTATAAGAAAGCAACACCGATTCAAGTCAAAGCTGCCTTGTTATACAATCACATGCTTAAGCAATATCACCTTGAAGACAAATACCAACCAATCTATGAGGGTGATAAGATTAAATATGCATACCTAAAAGAACCTAATCCTGTTCGTGAAGGTGTGATCGCTGTTCTTGATGAACTGCCTCCTCAGTTTGAACTCGAGCAGTATATTGATTATGAAATGCAGTTTGATAAGACATATCTTGAACCAATGAAGACTATCTTTGATATTATTGGTTGGCATATCGA